CATATATGAGCCATACAGCCCTTCTACGACCACTTTACGCTCAAAGGTTCGCACAATCCACAATACAATGGGGAATTTACGCTAATAAGCTACATAAGCCAGTTGTGCTAGCACAACTGCGCGAGATACTCGCGCCTAAAGGGCTTATTGAGCTTAAGAGCTAATTTAGAGAGCTAGTTATCACTAGCTCGCCCGATAAGCTGAGCTTATCTCTTATGTGTTAGTGTGTTACCACCCCCTCGCCCCCTCAAGGGGGACTTCGAGCCTCGCTTAGGCTGGGCTCGACTGGGCTCGCCTCGACTCGCCCCGCTTGCTTAGTGTTTATGATGTGTTATGTTGTTATGCGATTATTGGTTGTTTGTTTTTTTTTATGTATGTAGGTCCCAAGAGAAAATATTATATTTCCTATGGAGCACATGAAACTTTTAGGAATTATAATAATAAATAATCATACATATGTATGTATGTATGTATGTATGTTTTTTCCCCTAAGTTAAATTAGCTGTCGGGAGCTAAGCTAAGCTAAATTAGATACATTTAAATAGTATACATATTTAGATAATATGTATGAGAATCGCAAGAACATTCACAATCGAGGAAGATTTAGTTAAAAAACTATCAGAAAAAGGAAACAGGTCAGAATTGATTAATAAAATTCTAAGAGAATATTTTGATAGAGATGATGTTATGCAAATGAATAAAGAACAATTAAAAGCAGAGATTAAAATTGCAAAATTAAAAAAACAAACAGAAAAGAAAATAGAGGAGTTGAGAAATGGGAAGAATTGAAGATATGAATAATAGAATGAAAGATTTAGAGAAAAGGGATGATTTAGCTAGAGAGAGAATGTTGGAAATTCAGAAAATAGAAAAAATGCCTTTCCATCTAAGGATTCAATCTAAGGGATGGGAAGATGTTATGAAAAGAGTTGAAGATACACAAAAAATTGTGTTTCAAGCAATAATTAAAAAACACCATCCACATCTAATAAATGAGTGGAAAGATTTATTTGCGGAATATATGATATTATTTTTGAAAGGGAAATCTGAATGTATTAAAGATTTTCTATATGGGGATAAACACGCACCAATGAACAAAAGACAATTAAAGAAGGAATTTTTAGATGAAAAATGAAGAAAAAATCCAACTCCTCGAAAACCTCATTAAAGACAACTGGAGAATACATCAAGAAATTACAAAAGTCCTCACCCTTAAAGAAGGAGACGGAGCACTTATGGAATGCCCCCAATGCGGTAGATTATGCAGAGAAAATACTGGAGATAAAACTCGATGATTGGCAAAAAGAATACATACAACATAAAGGGAACACAGTTGTCAGAGCGGGAAGGCAATCGGGAAAGAGTTTTGCGGAATCTCTTAGAGTTGCGTTATTCGCCCTTCTTAACCCAAAGACCTCCACTCTCATTATTGCGTCCGTTGATAGGCAATCAGTCGAGTTACTCGAGAAGGTTAAGGCGCAAATCATGGGACTCGCTAAGAATCAAATTAAAGGGAGACCTACATTTCATAAAATAGAATTAAAAAATGGTAGTAAAATTATGGCGGAACCCGCAGGTCAAACTGGTTATGGACTTAGGGGCTTTACTGTTGATAAATTGGTTGCTGATGAAGCTCATTACATCCCAGACGCTGTCTTTGTGGCTATTCGTCCTATGTTGGCTACTACTGGTGGGACTTTGGATTTACTTTCTACTCCGCGTGGCAATGAAGGCTTCTTCTATGATTGTTTCCAATCTGACGACTTTCATAAAATCCATATAATGTCTAAGGATTGCCCGCGTATCACGGATGAATTTTTGGTGCAGGAGAGTAAGAGGATGACAAAATTAGAGTATTGCCAAGAGTATGAAGCAGAGTTTTTAGATTCATTACAACAATTCTTCAGTAGGGAACTAATAGAGGAGTGTTTTAGTGAGGATAGATTATCAAATGCGAGGAACTTCTTGGGTGTGGACTTCGCGGGGCATGGGGGAGACCCTAACGCATTTACATCGGTAGAGAATCTCGGAAAAGTGAGTTATGTATTTTTAACAGAAACAACAGAGGACCAAAGGGCATGGGAAACAGTTAATAAAGTTATTCGCCTAAACGAACAGTTTAATTACAAGAAGATAGGAGTAGATGATGGGGGGTTAGGTTCACCAATCCTAGACTATATGCTTACACACAACTCCCTCAAACGGAAGGCAGTAGGTCTAAATAACGCTAAAAGAGAGATTGACGCGGAAGGACGGACCAAACAATTACAAGGTATTGAAATGTATAGCAATCTAAAGATTATGATGGAACAAGGACTTATCAAATTCTCATCAAAGAACGATGAACTCATAAGGGGTTTAACTTCAATCCAATATGTCGTCGAGAAAGACACTAAAAACATTAAAATTCATGGTAAATACGACCATATAGTAGAAGCATTAAAAAGAGCGACATGGTTAGTAAAATGCAAAGGATTAAATATAATGGCTTTTTGTTAGATTCAATTTGCTTCGGATTTGGGAGAGAAGATGATTTATTAAGAAATGAGAAGATTTTTAGGAGCTTTATGAATTTCAAACTAAATCTATTCATAATACAAACAATTATAAATATAAGGGTATTACTTTTTTAATGGCACATACAGGAATATACGCGACATCAGCGGAATGTATCTTCAAGATGGGGAATGGTTATGATTCTACGAATGTTGATGAAGATAGAATAAATGAGTTATGTTTACAATGTCAGAGTTTTATTAACGACTTATGCCGACAAGTATTCGCGGCAGACGCAACAGCTTTCACAGCCCTAGACGCAGGGAAGAAATATTTATTATCAGAAACAGTCTCTTGTTATGCTGGATTCTATGGGGCGATGTATGACGCTTCGGGTTATGGTTCACAGCGAGAACAAGAAAACATTATGAATACTAACTGGGCGAGGTTCGTTCATTGTATAGGCTTACTTAAATCACAGGACACAGTAACTTTTATTAAATAATGGCAGACCAGTTAATTACAGGCACGACATTAGTCGAGAAAGAAAGTCGAAGTATTGGGGATATTCCAGTCGGGGGAATTATTGAATGGGATGATACTTTTGGAAACTTACCAGATGGATTTGTAGAATGCGATGGGTCGACGATCAACGACCCTCAAAGCTCATGGAACGGGACAGCCGTTCAAGATTTGAATACGAATTATAAATCAATCTCAGCATTTGAATTCAAAGCATCGAACCCAGACATCTCAGATATACTTTATCAACAGGCAAGACTTTTCCCATCAGGGAATGATATTGTCGTTTTTTCACCAGTAGAATTACCCAACGGGATAACAATAACCGAAGTAATAGTTTATGGAGCTATTTCGGGTGAGACGTGGACATTCAACAGGGCAGACTTCGATAATAATATTACATCGCAAGCGACAGCAGTTATTGGGACAGAAGACACAAGCATCACAAACCCAATAGTAGATAATGAGAATTATCAATATTTTCTCACAACAACAAGCCTAGACAACGGAGATATAATTAACGGAGCAAGGATTACATACGAACCAAGATTTAAATTCATTATGAGGACTAGGTAATGGCACATGATTTTAAAAGATTCCCCGAACTAACGAACAACCAGATGAATCTCTATTACTTCGACAGCCCGCACCAACAGATTGCAGAGGATTTTTGGGCGAAAGTGGAGAAAGTCCACGACGGAGATACAATAAGGGTAAGTGTCCCTTTTAGAGACTTCAGTTTCCCAATACGATTCTCAAACATTATGGCAAAGGAATTAAGTGAGGGCGGTCATGCAGGGAGAGACTTTTTAGCAAACCTAATACTAGGAGCAGAAGTAGAGATTATTTTAGATAAGAAAAGAGTTGGGAAATATGGGCGACTTCTTGGACGAGTAATGCATAAAGGTTTTGATATTGGTGAGGAGATGATACAAAACAACTTCGCAGTCGGAGTGTGGAAAGAGCAAATGGGAATTAAAGACTTGAGGATTACACTAGACTTATAATGGGAGATTCAAAAGTAGATTCAATGACGGCAGGAAGCAGCGATAATGTAATTGATGACTTCTCGGTAGATACTGCGGACACAGACGGAACTACATCACAAAAAGAAACTGAATGGCAGAATGTAAAGTGGAGACAACAATACGGATATTTCACACAGATTGCAGAACTGAACGCAACAATCAACGCAAAATCAACATGGACTATCGGGAAGGGATTTAAGGCGGACGAAGTAACAGAAATGCTTTTAGATACAATCAAAGGAAATGGAATGGACACATTCAACACAATCCTAGAGAATATGATTAGAACATATTACATAGGGGGAGATTCATTCGCAGAGATTATTCGGGATGATGAAGGAAACCTAATTAATCTTAAATGTTTGAATCCGGGAAAAGTTAAGATAGTAACAGATAAGAAAGGAATGCTAATAAAATACAAGGTAGCAACTACAAAGACAGAAAAAGACGAAGAATTTAAACCAGAGGAGATATTTCATCTTGCACGGAATAGAATAGCAGACCAAGTGCACGGAGTATCAGTTATCGACAGCGTCGAGAATATTATTCTTGCTAGGAATGAAGCGATTGATGATTATAAAACTGTAATGCATAATAACGTATTCCCTAGATGGAAGTTCAAATTAAAGACAGATGACGCAGTAGAGATTGCAGCATATAAGGCGAAGATGGATTTAATAACTGCTACAAAGACACAGAATATTTATGAACCGTTTGATGTATCGGAGAGTGAATTAGTAACCGTAGCGCCAAATGCAACTCTAGACCCTAAGACATGGATTGACGCACAAGGAGACTTTTTCTACGAAGCGGTGGGCGTGCCGCAAATCATCTTGGGCGGGAGTGGCGAGTTTACCGAAGCGTCGGCTAAAATCGCTTACCTCGCTTTTCAACAGAATATAGAAGAAGAACAACTATTCATAGAGGAGCAATGTTTATCACAACTTAATATAGTAATTGAATTAGAGTTCCCTGTAAGTTTGGAGAATGAATTATTATCAGACAATAAGAAAGACGGAGACATGACAGAATCTAAACCATCAGAAACTACTGCGGGGTCGGGTCAATGATGGAGGATTATGTAGCCTTACTATCAAACTTCGGTTTTCCGATTGTTATGGTTTTATGGTTTATGATAAGAACTGAGAAAGTAATTAAGAACAATACTGAAATAATGAAGGAGGTTATTAAAAAATTATAATGGGACATACAGATTTATCAACAGCAGCGGGGAGGGCAAGGGCAAAGAAAGAGTTTGATGAAGTTAAGAGAACTCGGAAGGAAACCAAGCAGACAGAGAGTGAAGCAACAATCAAGAAAAGGATTGATAAGAAAAGTGTTGAGA